TTCTGTAGGCTTCTGAGAACTTACTGATGACTGTGATTACGTCATCACCCCAGTTAATCTCGTCTTCAGCACCAGCACAGGCCTTGTAGACAATGAAGTCGGCGTCAACTAATAGTTTCATTAGTGGACCTCTGACCAGTCTTTCCCATGCTTGGCTTCCGCTTCGATTGGGATTCGTAAGTTGTAGTATTCTCCAGCTGCTGCAGCGCTATATACCAAGGATGTTGATAAGTCCTGTACATGCTCTGGAGCACACTCGAATTGTAATTCGTCATGTATAAATGCGAGCTGTGATGCACACAACCCTGTTTGGTTAATAGTGTCGTTGTTGATGACCATCCACCGCTTTGCAATTACGGCGGCTGATGATTGCAAAAGCATGTTTAATGCTTTGTGTGGACTGTTTACTTTGATGCGCCGACCATCTATCGATTTAATCCAGCCCTTCTGACTCGACGTTTTAACTGCCTCAAGTAGTTCCGACAGTCCATCAATTGCAGAAACAAAAGCCTCTCTAATTTCTTTGCCTTTCTTTTTAGCTTTTGCTTCACTTAGAAGGGGGTCGTAGGAAGATCCGATTTTTTGGTTACCTGCTCCATAGATGAAGGCGTAGGTAATTGTTTTGATATCTCTACGGCTGACTCCAACTTTGTCAGCATTGACTTGGTGTATGTCACCGTTGAGGAGAGTATCGGCAAAAGTGTTGCTGTACCTACCAAGATAGCTACCGAGCATCCTAAGTTCAATCCCAGCAAGATCGGCACCCACAAGGATCTGCCCTGGTGTTGCTGTGAACAATTTTCTGAATTCTGCATCTGATTTACATTGAGCTAAGTTTGGATTTCTGTGTGCACATCTGTGCGTAACTGTTGCTACTGAGCAGTGGTGATGTATACGATTAGCAGTCGTACATAGCTTGAGCCATGCGTTGGTGCCTTCGGAGATCATCCCCAAGCTCTTCGTAATATCGAGACATTTCAGAAACTCCAAAGCAACTGATGGCCCACCGGAGGCAGCCGTCTCCTTCAATACAGTCTCGTCGATAATTGGCTTCCCAGTAGCTGTCATCTGGGTTGGTTTCCAATTGTGATACGTCTGTAGAATCCATGAAATATGATCTCTTGATGTAATTATTGTGTCCTTTAAACGTGTGAATGGAGCACCTTCGACATAGCCTTTGGTCCGATTATCTCGCTTAGGAGTAAATACTGATCCGGCAACGTAAGGATACCTGTCAAGTAATAGTTTGTGAGTTTCTTCAAGTTGTTTTCTGAGAGACGATGCAAGTTCCCATGCAGCGCGTTCATCAAAATGCCATCCATGTAATTGTTGTTCAGTAAGTAGTTGAGCAACTTTGTGCTCTAGTAAGACCCACTCAGGTATTTGTGGAAGTGGTTGCATAGCTTGGTGGTAACGTTTACATCTTGAGCGCAGTAGGTTTCCATCTCTGGTGACCATTCCTGCCAGTCAGTGCTTTGTCCAAATGCTCCTTTGTATTCACCTAGACGGTGACCCCAGCTAGATAAAGAATGACGGCCATATAACGGAAGTGGCATGTATTCCACATTCCGTTTTTGATCGACTTCTAATAGATCTGTGTGATACAAACGTGATAGCAATAATGTATCTAGTACCATTGCTTGTGGATTAAACCATGAATACAATTTTTGAATGACGGGAAGGTCATAGCCAATGATGTTATGACCGACGAGAACATTTGCATCTTCTAGTCGTTGTACTCCACGAACAATTGGTTCTTGATTACCCTGATCGTTGTAGACACAGGTTGTATCAGCCTCGCTGTCATAAATAACAAGGCAGTGGATTTTGGTAACATCATCAAGTAGACCGTCAGTCTCCAGATCGAATACGAGCATTAGTCCATTGGTATGTTTTATCTACGAACTGTGCTTTCTTAATTGCTTCAGCTGTAGGTGGGTTAGGTTTAAAAATCTGACGTTGCGTCAAACTCTGCGGTTGCTGCTGTTTCATTAAATTTACAAGTATCAAGGTCGTAATTCAGTTGGCAAGCTTCACCAACTTCGCCTGAATAGCGATTTTTAAGGACTCGCACTGTCGTAGCATTTCGTTCAGATCCGCTCTGTTGATCGCGCTCGAGTGCAATAACTGCGTCACTAAGTTGACCAATGCTCCTACTTCCGCGCAGGCTTCGGAGCTGTACCCTTCCGCCTTCTTCATGTGATTGTCCATTAGGTGGTGTTGTTGTGTGACATACAAGAAACAAGGTGATGCCAGTGCGCTCAACAAGTGAGCGAAGCCGGGTCATGGTGTTATCTATCATTCGTCGCTCGTCTCCTTCAAGCCCACTAAGTAGGATTGACAGGTGATCAAGGAAGATGACTTTTGTATCTAGTCCAGCCGCCATGTATTCAATGCGGTTGTAGATATGATCAGGGTCGTAGCTACCGAAGCCATCAAATAAATGAAGGTGCCAGTTAGCAATTGTCTGGTCAAAGATCTCTGTTAGCTCGCCTCGTTGTTGTTCACCGAGGTGTAGAGATTTTCTAGCGGCGACGGACATGAGTCCCAGTGCAGTTCGTCGATTTGATTCCTCAAGCGCCAGATAACCGCACCGCTCGCCCTTACTGAGAAGGTAAGCACATATCTCTCTGAGAACGCTGCTTTTCCCCACGCCAGAGCCTGCAGTAAGCGTGACAAGCTCTCCATATCGGATCCCGTGTAATAACTTATTGAGGCCTTCGAATGGGTAGTCATGATCAGATGGTGGTGAAGGTGTAGTTACTAGCTCTAAAAGAGTTTTGGCATCAACAATGCCGTCTGGTTGGTACTGTTTATGACTGAAGTTCAATACTTGACGTACTGCTTCATTGTCTCCAGCTTGTAATGCCTCTGAGGCGTCTTTGTAATCGTCTAGAAAGCCTATGAAAGTCTTGCTAGGTGGTAGTACACTAGCGGCCTCATTAGCGGCCTCCTGGCCTGCCTCATCGTTATCAAAGAAAAGAACAATCTTGTCGTAATGGTTGATCCATTCGTAGTTCTTTTGAATTGCTTTCTTAGCTGCAGCTGCACCATTTGGGATGGAGACAACTGGCCAAGGTTGGCACTCATAGACGCTCATCGCATCCATCTCGCCTTCAACAATGATTAGCTTTTGATCCTTAGCTGTTTTATGTCTGAAGAGCTGCATGCCATAAAGACTGCTGACATCTCCTTCACAACGAAACTGTTTATCTTTAGTCCTTACTTTCGCCCCGACAGCCTTTCCAGAACTGTCGAAATAATAGTGGCGTAGGATCTCTCCATCTTTGTAGGTCTTGAATAGTTCACAGGTACGTTCAGAAATTCCTCTTGATTGCAGCCGTCTGGCTGAGCCTTTGAGTTCGACATGGTTCAATTGATGACTGTGATTAGTGGATGTGTTGCCGTCAGCGTGTTTGTAATAACCACACTGTTTGTGGCACCATTCATGTCCATCGCTGTATAGAGCGTTGGCATCACTGGAGCCACATTGTGGACACGGTATGTGTCTTACAAATTCAGACTCGTTATGTGAGCCATTTGAGTGGGATGTTCGCAAAGGAGCACCAAGGTATGTTTAATTTCTCGCAGAATTTTGCGTAAGTAGTCTTAGATTTTTTAGAGATTGTGTTGTAAGGAGCCTGGAAGACCATACGAAGATCCAACTCAGGATGCTGTTGTTTGACGGCTTTAATCTTCCGTCTGTCTGCAGCATCCCAGTACCCTTTACATTCCAGCACTACACCATTCGGTAAAAGAAAGTCTGGTGTGTATAAGTGTGGAATTGTATAAGGTACTTTCTCTGTTTCGTATTCGTAGTCAACAGCCAGGTTGCAAAGAAGATCCGCGACCTTCTCCTCAAGTCCTGATCGGAATGCCATTTAGAAGTCGTCGTCGTCTTCAACAGAGCTAGGCTCAGCTGGCATCACGTTGGGTTCCGAAGTTTTATATCCAGCAGTATTTCCAAACAGTGCTGCAACATCTTCACTAGACATGTCACCTACATCGACACCAGCTGACGTAGCTAGTGAGACAACCTGAATACCCTTCAGTTTTAAAGTAGTGCCGTAGGTAACACCATCTCGCAAGATGTAAGGCTTCTGAAAGAAAGCCAGCTTGACTTTTGATCCGCTAAAAATAGGCAGGTTACTATCAGTAATGACAGTACCTTCAGTATCTACAACAGGCGGCTTGTTATCTTCATTCCAACTAAACTTTACTTTGTATTTATCTTCACTCAACTCTTCCCAGGGTTCAGGCTTAAGTACTGAACGCTTTGGATTCTTTAGTTTAGATTCAGCCCACTTAAGAGACTCAGTGCGGTCATCTTCTAGCTTGTCTACAATCTCTTGGCTAACAATAGCGCCAAGTGAATAACCAAACTTAGACGGTGCCATTACAGCTTGATAGCCTTCAAGGATAACAGGCTCTGGTGTTACAAATGTGTTGCGGGTCATTAACAGAAAAAATAGGTGGATTCAATTACGGCTTCCGGTTCAAGGTCACCAATAATCGGAGGATCAGTTTCAGCACCGATTTGTGCAGCCCAAGACTTCAAGTAGTCATGTTCCGCAAATAAGTGCATGTATGTTTCACGAACAATGGATCGTAAAGAAGACATGTCAGTAGCACGACAAAGTACCGAGTCGTGTATGAGGGAAATCGGAGCGTTGAAGCGTAGTGCAGATAGGTGGAGGAGGCTTGCATCTAGTGAATGAATAAGGTTGGGACTTGTTGCACTTTTATGGTGTGATTTATCAACCTTATCTTTGTCACCAGTAGCTAAAAATATGTTGCATTCACCAAGCAATTGAAGTCGGATGCGTTCAACATTCTTCTTCATTAGCTTTTGAGTTACGACAAACCCAGATGGTGTTACCCATTGGAGTTCCTTTAACCCTCGGTCAATGGCTGCAGTTACTTCCTCTTCTATCCACTTCATGACCTTCATCGGTCCTTTGAAGTTTTCCTTCATAGCAGTCCTTACAGCATTCACTATCTGCGTAAGTTCTTCTTTCTCTACTTCTATACCATCTTCTTTAAGCGCTTCTTTAATGTATGAACGGTTACTAAAGGGCTTTGCATTGTAAGGAATAGTCATTACAGTACGCTTGGTTTTCTTTCTATCCCAATAAGGTTTTATCCTGTCTGGAATAGAATCAATACAAGCTTCCGCAATTACTTTGTAAGCATCTTGAGGTCTTTCACTTGGTACTACATTGACCAGCTCAGCTGTAGTTTTACAACGACATAAGCCAGCCAATACCTGAAGTCCAGACGCAGTTGCATCTATCGCAACAGGTAAGTTTGTGTAGTCACGATCACAAGCAATTAAGCAGTGATAGAACTCATCACATGCGCTTAGGAATTGCCAAGGTTCAGACATACCTTCCCAAGTGGACAGGTTGCCAATAGGGTCAGTTGCTACAGCAGTAATCAAAGACTCATTATCTTTAGTCCACTTCAGCCGCTCACTGATAGGTAACTTGTCCATACCAGCGGTTGTACTGACTTGAAAAGATAACCAGTCTTCAGCTTCAGGTGTCATCAACGCACTCTCGTAAAATTTCAAGAGTGACTTACCGAAATCTGTACACTGAGGTGTCAAGAATGCGGGAATTGGATAACATCTTCCACGATAATCGAACGACCATGGCACAAAGAATTTCTCATGCTTCTCAAACACATCAACAGCGTGCATTGTCATACGAGTACGACAAGAACGTTTAAATTGTTGAGCGTTGATATTCATAACCTCTGCAGCACGTCTTCGATAATCCTTACGTGAAGCTTTGTTGTCTGCTATGTCGACAGGCTTGGGTGGTAGAGCTGTCTCTACTACAGGGATGAACTTACCAACTTCAATTCCTTTCTCTTGCAACGTTCGAGCAACGTCAACAATGAATGGATTCAAGGTGTATGCAACCTTCTGAATGTGGTTCAGAAAGTTGATTGGTGTTTCTCCCTGTATACACTGCCGCTCTCCTCTACGCACCATGTCATAGCCCTTCATGACTTCGTTGAGGATGTATCCACCCTCAGTTCCATCGGGCTGCCAATCCTTAGGTTCAACGATCATCGGCCAAGCAATCGGGCTGAATAGCTCAGCTGTTGCCATGACATCATCTTTGATTGCCATGAACTCTGGGGTTGGAACCATGTAGTTGTGGCGTTTCCGACCCTCTTGTTTCATCTCGACCATGAACCAGTTACTGGCTTCGCATATGCAGTCCAGTAACCAGCCACCAAGCTTGACCCTGTTGGCTCTGCCCCACGGTTGCCAATGGGGCACGTCGTAGCGGTTCATCAAGGTTCTGATGACTGTGACCTTTTGATCCGTGCCACAAGACGCATGCCAATAGTTCTTTTGCAGTACATGCAATAGACCTGGAACCTTAGTTTCGTAATGGCTCAGCATGCATTCGTTCTCGATCGCAGTGCCGATTGAGTCGGTTACATGTGGAACCGCATTGGCCTTTGGCTTGGTGCTGAACACCTTGTCGAAGGTGACCTTGGCAGCAATTAATGCAGCAGGTTCAGGATCGATCTTCTCAAGGAACTGATGGATGTCCTTGAAGTCTTTACCTACGTGCCCTTTCTTTATGCGGTTAGTAGTGGCATTGATACGGTCAACCACAAGAGGCACAAGCTGACTAACAGAAGCCACGCCGTAGACGGATGCACTTGCATAACTTTTGTTTTCTAGTTGTTGTGTGTTGCTGTGTAGCTTTTCCAAACCTCGCTTGATTTGCTCTCTTTCAAGCTTGATTTGTGCGCCGATTTCTTCGAATGTTGTCAATAAAAAGCTCGCTAGAACCGGTGATTGGTATCCATACCTAAGTGGATCCGTTGCTACTAAAGAAAGGTCAGGCATTTGAACCTGACCTATACCTCAGTGGAAATTGGTTACGTGAGAACCTAAAACCAGCGCGTCTACCAGATTCCGCCAGATGGGCCAAGGGTTTTCAAGGATTGGAAAACCTGAATTCGATGGTAGCGCAGCGGCTAAAAGCCCTGAAATCGTAACCGTTGGATCCGCTAGATAGCACTCATTGCTTGCACAGAGGCCTGGTCAGAGGGGTGTGCATAGCGGAGTGTTGTCTCAATACGTTTGTGACCCATCAAGTACATCAGGGTCCGCATTGGTGTGCCTGCCTCTGCATGCCATGTGGCAAATGAATGCCTCAAGCTATGGAAGACAAGCGAGTCATCAAAACCACTGTATTTGCGTACCTTGACAAAGGCAGCATATAAATGATCTTTATTGTTCCATTGATCACCGAACACACGAACGTTCGGATTGGCATACTCAAGCCTCTTATGGAGAGTCCTTGAGATGCGTTCGTGAATCGGTATCGCTCGGTAGTTTCTAGCCTTAGTACGTTGATCAGGTCTACCACCTACGTGGATCAGACCAGTACGTAAATCAATGTCACGCGCTTTGATCTTTAACAGCTCACCTTGACGCATGCCTGTGTAGGCCGCGACATCAATGATGTCTGCTAAATCCTCTCGGTCCCAGATTTCAATAGAAGCACGAATCATCGTGTCTACATTAGCCTTAGAGAAGCAAGACAGACGTACCTCATCTTCACCACGCACAGTAAATTTGGGTGGTGGATTGCATAACTCACGACGTGAACAATGGTTGAGCACAGTACGTACTGCTGAAGTCACACGATTGATGGTCGCGTCACGCATACCGGCGTTTTGTAATTCGACGCCTAAATCCTCCATGATTTTGATGTTGATTTTGTTGCAAGGAAAAGAAAGTCCTCTGTGCTGAGTGAAGTGACCACAGTTGATGGTTGCTGCTTTTGTACCGCCACAATCAGGACGCCATGTGGGCCGTGTTCGTAGCGTTTCAGCAACAGCTTCACCCCAGGTGAATTGTTTAGCCATAGATCAGAAGCTTCATGGTTTGAGCTAGTCGTTTGCCTTCAGGTGTCAGTCGTAAGATCTGACGCCGTCCATTTGATGGGTCGTCCTCCTTTGTAATTAGCCCAAGACCTTCTCGGTTTGTACTGATGCGACCCTTACCTGAAAGGATGTCCGTGTTACGGCTTGCGGATGCAGTGGTGAGTCCTAGTTCTGCCTCGAGTGCTTGCTTATGACAACCGTCATGAGAAGCGACATAAAGGAAGATACTGACGACTTGACCAGGCATTTCCCTGTCCAATAGGCGGATGCACTCAAAGGCTCCGTGGACCTTCTCCAGACGTGCATCGGTTGTTTGTGTCCGAATGGGGTCCACGGTCTTGTGGCGTTGTGCTT